TTTGCTGATAAATGGGGAACGCCGTCACCTTACCCAGTCGGCACCGTCCCCCAGCCATTCCCGCGTTCTGCCGGATAGCGACCTCACCCGGCCCTTGAAATACTTGATGTTGGCGTTGTCCCATTCCATTTTGATGTTCGTGCCTAAAAACTGCTTCGTCACGACGGACAGAGGATCAAAGAAGTGACCGTTCCCGTCCAACGGAATGCCCGCAAGAACAATTCTATCGTACCCCAGCGCCAGGCCTACCATGCAGGCAAACAGGCCCGACGATCCGCCACGGCCGCCCTCGATGACCCACAAATAGTCCAGCCCGTGCCGTGTTTTGAACTCGTGAGGCGGCAAGTTATCGTTGTTTTCCGGTAATCGGTGAGAATGAGTTACCACATAGGACTCTTCACATTGATTCGTCCAGCGCAATTGTCTCCAAAGCGGTGGCTCTTCCGGGTGCAACGATACGCCATGATGGACGCGCCCTTTATGGTGCATAATCATGTTGTTTATTGCAATAACTTCCACTTTATCAAAATTGATCTTGGCGCAATCATCCCAGATGGACCGGCCGGAGCCCAGCACGACCGCCGTCCCGGAATAGTTCCCGGCGCAGTCGGGGGCTTTTGGTCCACGGCCGTAAATGCCGTTGGATTCCCACATTTCCACGCCGTTGATGATCATACTTTTTCCCACGTCCAATGGAGCGGGAGCTTTGAGGCCCCCGCTCCGGTTAAAGGTTAATTCGCCGCAGCCTTCAAAATGATCACCTCGACCGCGCCGGTAGCCTCTTCTACACCCGTCTTGAGGGTGATCGGAATCGGGCTGGTGGTGGTGTTTTTGTAGCCAACACCTTCCGCCTTGGCGCACTGCGTACACTGTCCCGCCGTGGTGAACACGGTCGCGGCCAGATAGCGGTCATCATCGCCCGCGTCTCCCAGCTTGAGCGTTGTTGCGCTGCCCAGGTCGGCACCGATGATCCATCCGGTAAGGAACGTCTCGCCCGGCATCAGCACGCCGACGTTGACTTCCGTATTCGCAGCGGCGGAAGCGAAAGTATAAGTGTCGTGCGTCGCCCGGACCTTGCCGCCCCATTCCGAGCCCATAAACGAGGACGGATCAGGAGAAGCATATTTCGCGTAATTCGTTGCATTATTGGCCATGTTTTCTCACCTCCTTACGATTCGATGCAGTCGATCTCGACAATGCCCTTTTCATCCATGCGCGTGGCGCCGATGGACATTCCGAGATAGACCTGCACGGCCATGTTCTTGTCGCGCCGGGGACCGACGTCGGTAATAACGTCCAGCCCGATGGCCAACAGCAGGCTGTTTTTCTGGCCGGCAATGCACTTCCGCGTGGTGCTCGACAGCGTGAGCCGTTCCGAGCGGACGAATTTGAATCCGAGGAACGTGTCCACCTGACCGTTGACCAACGCCTTCACGCTGGCATAATCGGACGAGGTGACCTCCTCGGAACCGAGCAGGTCCTGCAACTGCTTGCTTCCGATAATGCAAAACCGATCCTCGTCATCGACCTCATTGCCGTCGAGAATCTGCTTTGCGCTGCGCAGCTTGGCAGTGGTCATGCCTGCCGACGCCGCGGAGACAACGTTGTAGGACGTGTCGAACGCGTAGGAAGTGGAACCGTCCACGCCGCCGTAGGCCGTGGCCAGAGCGGCGGCGATGAGTGCGTCATCCATGGCCCGGTTCATGGCGTTCCGGGCGTTGACGGCATATTTACTGGTCGGGTCGGTGAGGACCTTTTTCAGGTCCATGTTGTCTACCAGGTCGGCCCAGTCGTAGTCGGCAAGCGTGACGCGCCGGCGAACGTGGGGAGTGGACACCAACGGCGTGTCAACATGGCGCGACGTGCGCTTGACCGCTGCCGTGGCGTTCAACTGGTCAAAGAAAGCATTCTTGCCGACGACCCCGGCTTCCACCCGGACCAGCGGCCGCAGACGGCTTTCCTTCTGTTGCATGAGAATCTGCACATTGGCCGAATACTGCTCGACCATTGCAGTGGTGATTTCGTAGCTCATAGTTACCTCCGAAAAATTTAATTTCAATTTTTCGACGGCTCTGCCCGTGTAACGGAAACCATCATCGGCGCGTTACGCTGCGCCTTTGGCGGCCTTGCTTTCGGCTTGCACGGACTCTTACGAGCTACCCGATTGTCATGCTGGTTCTGTCTGTTTCTCCTTTCGCGGACGCTTGCGCGCTACCCGCTGGGTTAACGGTTTTGCCAACGGGTCCGCCACGAATCCGGCGGATTGTTGGCCCGGTTGCATATCTTTTCCAGTTCTTCAATCGGGAGGGTGAAATCAATCACCCGGCCCGAGTTCTTCACTATCTCTTCCAGCTCGCGCCGGAGGTAAAAGGGAATTGCCCGATCCGGCGGTTCCATAACTGTTTCAACCTGCGGCTGATCAGCGTCTTTGATTTTCTTCCTTGCCATCGTTCGCCCTCGCCTCGTTTTCCTGCTCGCGCTGCTGATCTTCCGTTACCTGAGATTCATTCCGTTCCCCGAACGGTCTCACAACGCGCCTGCCTTCTTTTGTCGGGTCAAAATATTCCGCCATGGCATCACCCCGCCATGTTCACGGTCTTTTTTCCGTGAACCGTTTCCATCAGCCGCGCGACCTCGTCAACCGCGTACTGGTGCTGCGGGTGACTGTTGTTGTAATAGGCCGCGTAAAGCTTGTTTTCTTTGTTGTACATGATGTCGTTGATCTTCGTCTGCGCATCGTCGCCCAGCAAATCAAAGCTCTTGTCGCCGCGCAGGGCCGCATCTTCCATCATGCCCTTGGCGACGTTGCCGAACACCTCGACGACCAGCGGATCGTTTCCGTGTTTTTCGATGAACGCCTCGACCGTCCCGGGCTCACCGCCGAACCGCTTTAACGCGGCCTGTGCGCCCTTGACGTATTCGTCGTATTTCTGTTTCGTCCCGAGTTTCGCAATGAGCGCCGACTCGGTTTCTTCTGCCTGCTTGGCCCGCTGCGCCTCGATATTCTGGAAGGCCTGAACCTGCGCATCATTGTAAAACTTGAACAGGCCCTCAGCCTGCCAGGGCAGTAAGCCCAGATAGTGCGCGACCTGCTTAAACCCTTCCGTCAGCTGCTCGTCTTTCGGGAACCCGTCGGGTAAATTCGCTTCCAGCTTGTAGCCGTCTGCCGCCTTCGGCCGCCCGAGTTTGTCCAGCACGTAATTCCAGTTTTGCGGCGTGTTCAGCTTGCCCGCAGGAACCGGCACCTTTTCGCCGCCGATAAGTTTTGACGCATTCGCTGCCCACTTGAACACCTCAGACATTGGCTTTCCGACAAACCCGCTTAACGTGGCATCGTCTTTGTATTCGCCCAGCATTTCCGCGTTGATTGTCGCCGGTTGACTACCCGGATCGCCTTGACTGCCCGGATTTGTTCCCGGATCAATTACCGGATCACCCATAAAATTACCCTCCAATGCTTATTTTTTGTTTCATCTCGTCGCTTAATTGCGACAGGATGTATAAAAATACGTTCCGCTCTCCCTCGCGAAAGGCGGTCTCGTGCGTGTCACGTGAAACATAGGACGGCGCGTTGACGTGGCAGAAGCCGCACAGGTCTTTCAGCACGTCAAAACCCTCGCTTGTGGAAAACGTCAGGCCGTAGTTGATGCGGCGCTGCTGGTCCGCAGTTTTTGCCGGGTCCGGACGCTTCTGCTCAATCGGCCGTCTGTAAATGTCATCATATGCGCTCATCTTGCCGCCTTCATAAGCTCATCGGCCAGGCTCCCTTTTTCGGGCGCCTTCGACAGATTCGGCAGCTGCCCCGCGGCGGCCAATAATGCCGCGTCCTGCTGTTCCGCCTGCTGCCGCCTCAACCGCTCTTCACGGATTTTATCCCTCACGTCCGGCGCCACCAGGTATTTCACCGGCATCCCTGCCCGCATAGCGGTCCCCTGGGCGATTTCATCGACGTCGAAATTGTCCATGATCTCCGGCCGCGCCCCAGCCAGTTGCGACACGAAAGAGATGACCTGCCCGGTTGCCTGCGTCTCCTGGTATTTCATGGCCAGGGCCAGCCGGCCGACGTATTCGATAGACAACCCGGCGCCTACAAGCTCTTGCGGCACAGGCAGCAACCCGCCGGCCCGATACATGATCCAGAACACCCGCGACAAGAACGGGTCAAACAGCTCCGTCTGCAAGCGGCCCAACGCCGGACCAAGGATTGAAAGCTTTTCTTCGACCAGCTGCCGGACCTCATAGGCGGTCATCTGCTTGTTTTCCGCCTGCGCCAGCAACAAGAACAGGTCGTTGTAAAACGCATCCCGGATAGCCTGACGCCGCTGATCCTCGACCTGTAGCGCCCAATCGAAACGTCCGCCGCTCTGCAACGGCTCGGGCTTCTGGCCCGACTTGTGGTAGATCACAACCCCGGGAGCGGTCCGCGTGGTGCTCAGCGCCGCTTCTGATGTGGCGAACAGCGGCGGGTCAATCATCTTCTGCAGTCCGCGCATGTTGTCGTAGCACATCTGATTCAACATCTTACCGTCCGGCAGCGCGTCCATCCCGGGCGACCGGCCGTAGGTTTCACCGTCGTCCTTTTCCCAGCGCGGACAGGCGAAGGAAAACTCACGGTATCCGGACTCCGACAGGATGTTTGCCGTGTCCCTTTCGAGGTACACGGACGCCCAGGGCATGTTATCAGCGCCCAGCTTCCGCCAGTCGTAGTCGTTGCGGGGATAGACGGCGTGGATGATATCGAACAAATCATTCTCTTTGCCGTCTTTGTACGCCTTGGATATCTTCGCAGATACCTTGTCGCCCCACTTCTGCACGCACTGACGCGCGGTAAATTTTTCCAGGCGATATACTGAATCGACAACACCGTCGGCGTCCTCCATGATGCAACACTGACCTATTGAGAACGTCTGGCAGTTGATGGCGTAACGGCTACCCTCTTCAACACACATGACCGCCGTGCCTGCCCAGCCCAACGAGCGATACACCTGCTGTAGGGCCAGCGGCGCGTTGCTGGCGTTGATCGCGCCGCGCATCCGCTCGGTGGTGTCCGCCAACCAGAATTTGACGTGCGCGTTTTCAGCGAGCGACTTATCTTTGGTTGACAACATGAACCAGGGCACGGACTGAGGCGTGAGATTACCGTATAACCCGTTGGCAAACACCCGATGGGCGATAATCGCCGTCCCATCGTAGATCAGCGAATGACGCTTCCCGCCTTCTACCCACTGATCATACAGAAACTTGATGGCGAGCAGATACTCGGATATTTCGCGCAGGTGGGAGTTGTACGGTCCCTTGTCGGCCGAAAGCTTGTCGTAAATGCTGATGATCTTTTTCGCGTCAGCGCCCATCATGCCCCCGTCGTGGTCCTTCCGGTCCCGCCGCCAAGTATGCGTTTCTTCACCACCGCGTCAGCGCCGGGAAGGTCGCCAGCATATTCTTTTTGCGTCGGCGTCGGCAACGCCCGCAGAATGCGCCGCTTCTCGTCCTTCACCGTCGCGGCCTGCGATATGTCCTTCTCTCCCGGAATGTTCCCGGGTGCCTTCGGCTGCGCGGCAAGAGGCGGCGGGTCTTTCTTTTTCATTGGCGGCACAACCGGCGCATCTTCCGGCGGATGCAACTGCCGCATCAACAACGACCCCAACAACTCAGCCATATTATCGCCTCCCAAATACGTTATATTCCGTCTGCCGCTGGGCACGTTTCCCGATCGTGAAAACGTCTGTCTGTATGTCCTGCGCCTGCTGCATCCGCAGAATCGTGGCCATCTTCCGCGTAATCATGGAGCAGTAAACAACCGCGTCGCCGTCGTCGGGTGAACGTCCCAGTCGCTTTTTCAGCTCTTCTTTGCTTTCGAT